GATCTAGTCTTGCTCCTATTACATATGCGTCACTATAAGTTATTTCATTACTTACAGATGTGCAGGTAGTTGTAGTTATAACTTTACAATGACTGTATACATTACCAGTAGTTATAGCGGAATTATTTGCTACAAAATTGTCTATGTCACCGGATTGTTCTAATCCTGCATAATATTTTGGCATTGATATTTGCGATAAATTATTTATAGTATTCAACTGTTCAGCAGCAGGTATACTTTCAAAATCTGTATAATGCCAAGTATATGAATTTGTGAATGTAGTAGGGTCTGATATATTCAAATTAGCGAATTTAATATGTCCGTTATCTTTTATTAAAAGTGTAGCTCCTACTGAGAAAGCTAGCAACTGTAATACTTCTTTACAAGTTACTTCTGGGATAGGTACGTTAATACGGTAATCACCGAAATTAGTACCATTAACGTCAGTTGAAAATTCAACTGAGTTTAAATCAAAACCTTCATAAACTAATATATCATTTACTATTTCAGCTACCCTACGTTCGTCATTTGGGTATATATCTGTTGTATAAGTTTCTTCCATTACGTCTAAAAGTGAACCGCAGGTAAACGTCGCACTTTCGTCTGCATTTGCTGATACGTCCATAAGTCTTAATTCTTTCCAACTATCCCATTCAATTTCAACGCCTTCTCCTAGTTCATAATTGATTACTGGAAAAGCATTTGCTCTTTTTACTGTTGCAACTCCTACATAACGCGTAACTGGGTTTCCGTCTTTGTCCACAACTGGATTTCCTTCGTCGTCATACACTTGCTGTTCAACCGTAGTATATTCAAATTCATCTTCCATTTTTACAGTACCGTCTTGATTATATTCGTAACCAAATACATTATATCCATTTCTAAATCTAATTCTAGTTTGTCGAGTTAAGTTTATATAACCGTTTTCTGGATTATCTATATTATAAAATCCGTCATAGTTATTTACGTCAAAACTAAACGTCCTTGAAGGTAGTGTATCGCATACGTACGAAGTTTTATCGTCAAAGTCCACATTTAATACGGCGTCTTGGTCTAAATAAATTGTTTTACCAAACATTATTGTACTTACACGAATTCTTCTATGTCTAAATCTAGTTTTAACAAATTCTATTTCTAAATAACTAATATTATTTGTATTTATTTCAAAATTAACAGAAGGTAAAGTTTCAAGTATATGCGACCCACTTGTATCCTCCCATTCAATTCTTTCTGTGAATGTAGCAACTTCTGTGTCACTTGCGTTATAGCAGTGAACTATAATGCTTTTTGGATAAGCACTAGGTACAGCAGGATTTAGCATTACCGAAAAATTTTCAATGTTACTTACGTGAGCTAAATTTACTTTCATTTTAGGATTAGTTTCAAATTCTCCATTTTCATCAGAAACACTTTCTGAAACATATCCGTCAATCGGTGTACCTTGATACACAATAAATCGACCATCTAATAACCATAAGTTTTCTTCTAATGTGGCTACTGTCCCACTGTTGTATTTATCTAAATCTGTAACAGCGTCAATATTACAAATACTCAATTTATCAGTTGAAGTTACACTACTGATTTGAATATTTGTATCTGGTGTATACATTATTATATCAATGTAGCCTTCTTTTCTAGTCCTAGCTTTTAAGTGATTTTCAAAATCTACTTTATCCAAATTTCCATACGTATCTCTATGAACCGCCATAACTTACCTCCTTTCTATTTTAGTATCCCATATCAATTAAATTACATTTGACGTCTTTGTACCATATTGGACGTTTTGCGTATAAATAGTTTCCTCCAGCTGTGTACTTTATCGTTTCCCATTCACACGGGGTGGCTTCAAAGTCACCCCAGTAGAATTTTCTTTTTATAAATTGTTCATATTCATCATCCCAATACCATAACTCACATTCAAATTTTGCAATTTGTTTTTTCAACCAATTTACATCATATCTTGATAAATATGGCCAATATAAATTTTCAAATTTGTTAAGTCTACGATTTATCGTTTGCGATACAACTTGTCCATTAGCGTTTCTTGTAGACTTAACTAATTGTTCAGATTTTTCTTGATAGCCTATTGCTGGATTATTTACTGTATTCCAATATGGGTGAGAAGGGTCATATTTTGAATAATCTTCAGTTAAACGATTTCCATATGGGTCGTGGAAATAAAAATTTTCTCTATTTATAATCAACAATGGTGCAAATGAATTTACTTTTGGGCATATTCCTGAATGTATATCCATAACCTTCTACCTCCTTTTATCTTGCATAAACTCTATTGTTTAATACATTATTTTTTATTCTATTATTAGCTCTTTCAACTGTTGCCACTAAATCAGAACCTCTTTGTACGAACTGACCTTTAACTGGTATACCTTGGTTTACTTGATTGCTGATTTGAGCAACTTGTTGTACTAAATTATTTATCGCACTTTCCATTCCAGAATTATTTTGTGGTTGATATGGTTGATTATATTTTTTAGGTATAACAGCTTCTCCTTGGTGTAAGTAAGCTAATCCGTCATTTGGTACATAATTTGTACCAACTGCGTATGTTCTTACTGTGAATTTACCTTTTTTAGCTTCTTCTTCATATTTAGTTTCACCATTATACGTCCACGTTTTCGCATTACCAAATGAGAATATTTCTGCAATAGTATCTCCAACTCCTTGCCAAAAACCTTGATGTTGTTGTATTATTGCGTCTATACTATTCATTTCTTCTTGGAATTTTTGTTGAGCATCTGCACCAACACCTTCAAGTAAAGATTTTTTAACGTCGTCGCTTGATTCCTGCCATATCTTTGATAATTCTTGTAGTTCTTTATCAGTAACAGCGTTATATTCAGCCATTTTCTGTCTTTGGTCTTGTGTTAGATTTTGAAGTAAGTTCTTTCTTTCTTCTTCTCCACCTTGTTTGTATAATTGAATACGTTTTTTAGTAGCGTCTTCTGTTGAATATACACCTTGCGCTTCCGCTACTTCAATTCTTGCGGCCGCTATTTCAAAATTACCAGCTTCAATGTCTTGTGCAATAGATAGTTCAGTTTGCGCTTTTAACAATTTCTTTTGAGCTTCTTCTAGTTTCTGAGTAACTTCAGTAGTATGTTCTTGCTTTTGTGCTAAATCAGTAAGGCTTCCTGCCAATCCTGTTTCAGAGCCTGTTAACATATCTGTAGTAAATGTACCATTTTGTGTAGCTTGTACTAATTCATCCATACGAGATTTACTAATACCAAGTTTTTCACCTTGGTCATATACTGCTTGTGTACTTAATTCTAATGACTGTTTTAATAATTGTTGCTGTTCATCGAATATATCTACTTGAGATTGTGCGCCTTTTACAGCACCTTCATAATATTCAATTTTTTGCATTTCATTATTTGCGTCTCTTGTTGCGACTTCTAGTTTTTCAAATGCAGGAGCTAATGAAGTTGTAATCAATCCTGCAATTCCACCTATCGCGGCACCTATCGCGGCACCTATCGGTCCTCCTATCGCAAGTCCTGCTAATGCTCCACCAGCTGCACCACCCAATGTACCCAGAGCTTTACCGCCAGCACCTGATTTTTTATCTTTATCTTTTGTGCCACCATAGGCTTCATAACCTAAGTTATATGATTCGTCGTCGGCTACTATATCAAATCCTTTTGCTATACTAAATCCTGCTATCGCAACACCTATTACAGCAACCAATGCTTGTGCAAATACTGCTCCAAGTGAGGCGCCACCAGCTTTAAATGTACCAATCATACCTCCACTATTAAACATAGCTTTTATACCACGTACGAAATCACTACCAAATTGGGTAGATGTGAACACATCCATAAATTTAGTGCCAAGTTTTCCAAATATCTCTCCAATTTTACCACTTGTTATCCAACCCCATAATGCTTTGAGTAACGTTGGACCAGCTATTTTCAACAACTTCCACGCTAAGAATGCTGCTAATATGGAAGCTAATATTTTCTTCCAGTTAGCGATTAACCATTTACCAAGTGATGTTTGTTTAAACCAATCCCATATTGCCTTTGCTATTTTTCCTAATAACTCTAGTAACATTCCAAATATTCTACCGAAAACTTCTCCGATAGTCTTTTCGCCTTTTATCAAACCAGCAAATAAATCGCCAATTTCTTCTGCCATTGCTTTCCATTCATCAGAAAGTTGTGGCTTGTATATATCTCCTAATAAGTCATTTTCTCCAGAATTATCTGAACCAATATCGTGTAACTCATCAAATCCTGCTGTAACATTTGCTGCTTTTTCTAATTCTCTACGCATTTTTTCAGCATTTGCACCAGCTTGGTCAAATAAGTCAACCGGTGTTTGCCCAAATGCTTCTTGTACTTTCATAGAAATTATATTAAAGAAACCTATGATATTTACTAGCTTTTGAGCTATCCATTCCATTGCAGGTTTTATTGCTCTTTGGAAGTTTATTTTAATTACATTCATAGTACGTTGCCATTTTGTGTCATAACTTCCAAAATCTTGGAAAGCACTCTTAATCCAACCTGTTATAGTTTTGAATGTATTTTTAATTATATTCAATGGATTTAGCATACTAATTATTTTCTTAAACCATTGACCTATACTACGAGATATTAACTGGAATGTATAATTCAAAATTTCTGCCATTCTGGTTTGAAATTTTAATGCTTTTCCGTTTTTATCCAATCCCGCATTTATATTTCTTAATATGCTATTATTATCTCTTAATACAGGAGAAGTGAATGACAATTGTCTTACTAATTTACTAAACTTTCCACCTGTTCTTGCGATAATTTCATCATTCGCTAATAAATCAGCTTTAATTGTATCTAATACTAATTTTTCTTCTTCTAAGTCAGCCAATGTTTTGAAGGCGGCACTAGATGAATCTTCTGTTAGTGTTCCGTCTGCGTTAAACCTAGCCTTTCCTTCTTTTTCTAAACCAGCAAGTTCAGTTTCTTTCATTTGAATATTTGCTAATACAGAATTTAACGCATTATTTATATTTCCTAATATTTGATTTAGTCCGTCTGCTTGCGCTCTTGATTTTTCAAGAGATGGCATTCCTATAAATCCAGTAAATGCACCTGCTACTTGACGTAATGGACTTCCTCCCATTTGAGCATTACGCATTTGTTTACCAGATAAAACTTTATTCAATGCTTTTGTGATAGCAGTAGTATCAACATCTCTACCACCAGTCAATCTTATTTTCTGTTTTAATTCTGGGTTTTGTTCAATACTTGCTTTGTTAGTTCTATATAACTGCAAGATACGTCTCATACCAGCTATATCACCAGTGTCATTAGGATTTCTACCATTATTCATACCATACTGAACAATTCTTTCTGCGGCCATTTTATCTTGGTCTTCTGCGGCGGCGTTCATTACGTCTTTATATGCTTTAGTTGCACCAGTTAAATCTCCTAATGCGTCTGCTAATTTGTCCCAAATGGTTTGCTTTATTGGAGACGCGTATATTTTAGATTTTTCAACTTGTGGCTGATAATCTGGTACTACTACTCTAGGAGGTGTTGTAATGTCTCCATTTTGATTACGCCTTGCTTCTTTTCTTGCATTTGACGCATTTGCTAGTCTACGTAGCATATCTTCATCATATTCAAATTTATCAGTACCTTCTGGTCTGTCAATGTGTCTTTGTCTATCTAATATTGAAGGATGGATAGCTTCTTTTAATGTTTTTGTGAATTCTCCTGGTATAACCGCTAATGCTTTTTTCATTGCGTTTTGTACGGGTATCAATCCTAATTGTGGATTTTCATCTTTTAATCCATCTGAGATTTTCTTTCTTCTTCCGTCTGGTTTTGGTAATCCTAATATTTTACTTGGGTCAGCTAACTTTTTATATAAATCTTTTGTGCTAATAGGTAATTCTATTTTAGAAGTGATGTCTTTTGCTTTACCTAAATTATTACGTATATCTTCCACTATTCCAATAAGTTTATTAGCGGTTGTATCAGTATTGAAACCACTAATTTCATCTGCTTTTACTGCTCGTGCAGTGTCTTTGTTTATATCTCTATTTACTTCTTCTACTTTTATTTCTTTTGCCATATCTGTATCAGATTTGACATTTGCGTTTTTATCATAAACAGTTTGAACATTTGTAGCTTTTGTACCAGCTTTTACTGCATTAGTGGTATTTTTAGATTCTCGTACAAGTCTGTTTACCTCTTGGTCTAATTTACTACCAGAGCCTTGTTTAGTTGAAGATACATTCGTACCATTTAATATTCGGTCTACTTCTTTACTTGCTGCTCTAGGGTCTATTCTCGCTAATACTTTTAATTGACGTAATTCTTCTGCTGATACATTAACTAACTGTTCTCCTACTTTTACTACTTTATCAGCAAAACCAGTCTCTAATTTTTCTTTGAATAGTTTTATCATTCCAGTAATAGCTCTTTGTGCTTGACGATGACCTTCACCCACTCCTGTTTTTCCACCATCAGTTATACCAATCGTACCGTTTGTATTAAAATATCTATGAAATGTTTTATTTAGCGCTAGTAATATAGCGTCATAGCCACCTTTACCATTTTTCTCAGATTGTAAAGTAGCTTCAAGATATTTATTAAATTGGTCTATACTAGCATCAGGACGGTTAGCTTCTAATCCTCCTAATATTTTAGCAAGTTCATTTGAAATTAAATTAGCTGTTTCATCTGCTTTCTGTTTATCTGAAATGTTATTTTTATTTTTTCCATAATATACGTCATCTTCATATCTAGTTTCTATTTGTCCATTTTTCTTTTTTTCTTGTATTTGACGTTTTATAGGCATTCCATTTGTAAAGGCTTTCGCATAATCATTTGCGATATTTTCGCTAAGATATGTTTTCAAACTTTTCTTCATCCATTTGACTGCCGCCAATTCACTCAATTTCATTTGTCGAGCGTAATTGCTTGGATATGGTCCTCCACGGTCGCTTGCTTTAAGTGTCTTATCTGTTGCTACACCACCTTCAAATCCTACATAACGTTTGTATCCTTTTGGTTCAGCTTGCTTTATTCCACTCAAACGTCTTCTTCGTTCACTTTGAATATTAGATTCTATTTCTTCATCTGTTATACCGTGGTAAGGTCTTTTGGTTTTTGCTTTTTGTTGTGCTTTTGCTTTTTGTGTTTGCTTTATTTGAGTTTTTTGTATTTTACTTACTTCAATCCTCAATTCATTTACATAATCTTGATAAGTAGACAACATTTGTCTCAAATTATTATTAGCATTTGAAATAATATCACTACTTTTATATTTAGAAGTCTTCTTTCCAAATTTATCTATTTGCGTTTTAAAGTCTTCTACGTCTTTTAACGTCAAAGAGACGCTTTCGTCAGCCATCTTTTTTGCTTTTTCGTAGATAGCGGCGTAAGCGTCTGTTATACTTTTATCAATCTCTCGTCCGTTTTTGAACTTACCTTCTATTGTTGCAGGAAGTGTAATGACACCATCTTTGCCACCATATATAGATGACTTTAATTTTGATTGAATGGCTTTTATTATTTTATCAACAGCGTCACTCGCGCTAGGGTCATCTGGTTTTATTCCTAACGATAACCAAAGAGATTCTATTTCATTATCCATATTTACTACCTCCTACAACCTATATTTTTATCTATCAGAATGTTTCACTGATTGATTTACTTTCTTTTCATAATCCTCCCTCAACCATTCTGGCATAGGAGCATTTGGTCTTTTTTCAAACAATTCAGACATTGCTTCTTCTAATTTAGCCGGGTATGTTTTTGCACTAAATGCGGCTCTATTCATACTACCCATACGCCAAATTTTATAAGCTAATCCTTCTCGTTTATATTTCAACATAAATAGTAATTCTTTACAAGAATAATCATATAAATCTCGTAACTCACTACCTTGTTTTACTAATTCAACATATATATCGTGAACAACGTGAAATCCTGCTATTGGGTCATACTCATTTACTGTATCATCGTCTATCCACTTATTTATTCCAAGTTTTTTCGCTAGCTTCTGTACTGGGTGTCATAGGTATTTCTTGTTCTTTCTGTACTAAGCCTGATTTTTGAACTATCTCACTTAGATAATTCTCAGCTAGCTCTTGCATTCCATATTCTTTTAATAATGCGTCAAATAAATCCCCTTCGTCTGTATATTTTACTTTACACGCTTGGCTTGCACAGGCATAGAATAAATTAACCATTGTTGTAAAGTCTGGATTTTGGAATGCTTCAAATATATTCTTACCTAATTTTTTTTCTAAATATAGAATACTTGAACTCTTTAATTTGAATTCATATTCTACACCTTCAATTTTAATAATTACTACGTTATCCATAATTTCAATCCTCCTATTTAATAAAACGGTGGGTGTAAACGCCCGAAGATTGACCTGGCTAAACTGACCACCTAAGTTTAGTTTTATTTAATTAAAGACTACTTTGATTTGGTAATGACACTTTTATATCACTTCTTACGTCGTGATAGATACTGAATTTTTCAATATCTTGTTGAGCGTCAGCTGTATAGCTTATGCTACAAGTTGCGTCATATTCAATTATTACTCCTGAGGCTTTAACAACTACCCAGTGAGCTTTAGTTTTAGGCTCAGCGTCAGCCATTTCTTTAACACTTCTTAGGTTGTGAGCAACCCCAGCGTTATCTTTGAAACTCATCATATTGATTTCATAAGTAACTTCTGTAGCTGGTTGTAATCCTAAAACTGATGTCTCTGATTTAGTATTATCTAATGTTGTTGTGTCTATTGTATTTGGTTGTCCACCAAAATCTGGTGTTGAAGCCAAACCGTAAACTCTTGTATATCCACCTAAAGCTGTGTCTAGGTCTGATTTATTATAAGAGCCTGCGTTTCCAATAAATGTACCAACATTATCTTTACTGAAATATAACGCAGTACCAAGTGTGGCTACTTGAATTTTTGCATCTGGATCCATAATATTACCTCCTATAAAATATTTTCCTTAACAAAGTATTTAGTTCAGTGGACTATCTTAATGTCCCTTCTAAAGTATTTGCTTGTGCGTATGCAGTTAACATACATTCACGATAACCTGTATCTGGTGTAATAGGACTGTCTTGCGTTGTAGGTCTAAGTCTTAATTCACCTAATTTTTCACATATAGCGTCTAAGTAATCGTCAAATTGTTTTTGTGTGCCACCTTTTGTAGATAAATATCCAATTATAGAAATAGTATATTGTTCATTATCATACGATAAGTCTCTATGATTTAAACTGGTTCTAATATCATATCCGAAATAATATCTACCTTTTTCAACCATTTCTTGAGGAATAATGATACCAGCTTCTAAACCGTCAATTTCAGTTAGCTTACTTTGTATTAACTTACGTAATGGATTTATTAACCTAGCCATTATCCTCACTCCTTTCTATCGCGAATACTTACCGTTTTTTATATCAGGTATCAGTGTGTTATGAATATAATTTTGCATATAATCTAATGTTTTTCTTTTGAAATCGTGTTTAGGTGTACGTACATATGGTACAAAAGGTGTATGACTTTTATAACCTCCTAAGATATATTGGTCATATTTACCGTTTCCTGTACCGTGAGCTAAATATTCATAAACATCTCGTACTGAAGTTCCGTCGTCGTAATGATTATCGTCAATTTCAATTTTAACAACATCTCCATCAATTGTTCCGTGTATACTCCTTAGTAACTCTCCTGAATGATGATATGGTTGTTTCTTTTGGTGTTTGTGTTTTACATTATAATCAGCTACACTTTTACCACTTTCTTGAATAGGAGCGAATGATGAATATACGTCGTGTATATGTTGTTCTTCTAATTCCTTTCGTAAAGCGACCTTAGCTTGATGACTTATTTTCCCCGCTTCTTCTTTCATTTTCTTTGTTAATAAAATGCTTAATTGCTTTGAAAATTGACCTTTTTCATTTAAACTATACACCAATATCACCTCCATTGTATATCAATATATAACGGAGTAACCTTCACAACAGCGTACTTATTTCCTTTCCACTCAACTAAATACTTTGTTAAGTTGTCTGGAGAATTGTTTGTCTTCTCCAATAAAAATGGTTCTAAGTCATTGTATATAGATTTGAAACGGTATGTCTTGTCAAGGTTAGCACCGTACGCACTTTGAGCAATCTCATCTGACGCAAGATATTGCACAGCTCCGTCAGCGTGGAATATATCTTCATATTCTTCGATTAAGTCACCGTCCGCACCTCTTGTAGATTTAAGATTATAAAGTACGACCGGTGTTAGCTTTGACAATAACATAACCTTTCTCCTTTACTTACAATTTATTATAGACTTGGGTCTGGAGCTGGTATATCACCTACGTTGAATGCAATAGCTCCTGTTCTATTATTTAATATGAATACGTCACTGTATTCTTTTTCATAATAGATATAGTCACCTTTAGTTCCAGCTGCTGGAGCTTCCATACCAACAAATGCGTATTTGCTAGGTGTTAAGATAGCAGATGGGTGTACTAAGAATAAGTTGATTTGTTTAGCACTATCAGATGGTGCAAAACCTGTTGTGAATGTATAAGCAGTCTTCATTAAGAATGAAGGTACAGATATTAACTTGATTTCGTCAAGTCTATCTACAACTCTGTTTATAGTATTTTCACCATTTTGAACACTTCTTGATAGACCAATGTTACTAGCTTGTTTTAATAAAGTTTTAACAGCTGGAGTAACATATAGTAATCTTCCTTGTGCAGGTACTAATGCTTCGTCCATTTGTTCCATTAACTTATCAAATACTGCTAATACGTTATCTACGTTTAGTGCTGTAGTATCAGCTGTTTTTCCTTCAGCTACCCAATCAGCATATATTTTTGAAATTGTATATGCATCTTTTTCTGGGAATTTTTGTGTTTCGTTAAACACTTGTGTTGCGTTTTGGATAGTTAATACCATATTAGTATCCATAACGTCTGCTGGGTCTATACTTGTTGACCACTCTCTGTAGAATGTTAAAGTTTTTGTCTCCCAATCATTATCTACATTTCTTTGGAAAACACCATCTATACTATCTCTATTAACATTTTTTCTACCTGTTACAGAGATTGATGGAATATGAATTGTTTTTGCGTCTACGAACTTATATGTTCTATTGTTAGCCACATTATATAATTCACCAAAGTTTAATACGTTTGGATATGCTTGTGCTAACGCTCTTTCGTAGGCTTCGGCATAATTAACTGCGCCCATAATAAATCCTCCTTTAAATTATATTTTTTTAAACTAAAACAAGTTCGTAGCAAACCGAATGGGTCTAACTACACAACTGTTACGTTATATAGAAATATTACCCATCCCATTTGCTACGAACTTGGACCGAATTTCATACCAAATATCGTATGCCCCCAGGACATATCTATTTCTGTTCATATTATAACAAAATTGAACAGAATAGTCAAGAGATATTTTAACTTTTTTTATAAAACTTTCCAAACGTCCCAAAGCTCTCTGTTTCTACAATCAAATGTATCATACACAACACCGTCAATTACTGTAGTTATATGATTAGGCATAGTTATTAAATATGTTCCAATTTGACATCTTTCGACAAAATCACCAACTGTTTCATCTGGATAAGTTTCAACTCTGTCATACCTGTAATCTAACAAAGGTTCAACAAAATTCACATCATCGAGTAAGATACCGTTTTTCTTTGCTATTCTACTTAAATCGTCATACGTGTCACTCCAACTTTTGTCTTCCGCAGTAGAAATAGCACGAATTACACAATCATTCACAAAATTATTATGCTCATTAGCATTATAATATTTATACATTTACATTACCCCATTTGACTTATTTTTCTTAAATGCTTTCTAATAATTTGTTTTGCCTCTGGAGAATCAACTTCTTTAATCATTTTGTGTGCGAATTCTGTGAATAATCTCATAGTGTCTTCTAAGGCTTCCATACTATCTTCTCCTGCATTATAATTACCTCTATTATATGCAGAACGACTTTCTGAATATGCAGAATAACTTTCTTTCATATCTTCAATCATATCTTCTCCATCGTCGTGGTCTCTGTATCTACCCCTACCTGTTCCTGGTACACCACGTCTACCATATCTTCCTTCTGAGTATCCACCTTCTGAATAATCTCCATAATTTTCATATCTCATTTTCATAACCTCCTTTTTACATTTCCAGTAGTCAATATTTTCTAAATCTTTATCAATATCAACTAACTTATACAATACATCTAATTCGTCACTTGTCAGTTCTGAATTAGAAAATTTTTCGAGTTCTTTGCAGACAAGTTCTTTCACTTTATCTGTATAGCATACTTCTTCTTTCTTTTCTTCTTCCTCCTCCATATAAACACCTCCTATTGCACTCTTTTCTTAATTACTAAATTTGCACTCGCAATAATAGGAGTTTGTGTATCTATACCAGGAGCAGTTAAATCTGTGAAATCTGGAAGACTAGGTACACTACCCACAGCTATAGTTGTATTACCTTTTCCACATACTTGTAATATAGTATCAAATGTTAAAGTGGTAACATCACCTGCGGCAGTAAGAGTTGCGGCAGTAGTTGTTCCGGGAGAAATTATACCATCTTCATATAAAGCTAGTGCTACTTCTCCAGCTGTAGCTGAGCTGACTACGGCTTTGAATGTAACATCATAATATCCACATTCAAGTAATTGATACAATGGAGAACCTTCTCTGTGTTGAAGCCAACCATTGCAACAATTCGCACTTCTAGTTCTTATATCGTCAACACTAAATGTTATAAAAGCCGTATTATTAGTCAATGTAATTGGTAATTCTTGTACGCTTTCTATCATAATCATCAATTCCTTTCTAAAAAATTAAAGAGACAGACGAAACTTGTCTATCTCTGTTCATATAGCAAGTTCTCGTATTCGAGCATCCTGTAATCAGGTGCTTGCTGTTTTATTTTTACTTAAAAATTTCCATTACATCCGCATCCACAGCCGTTATTATTGTTGCAGGTAAATATCGGAGTGCGTCCATAGACCGGAGTTGCCGGAATTGGGCAGCTGTTCAATCTGTTATACAACTGGTCTACCTCATTGCTAAATCCTTGAGAAATAAATGCGTTTTGAGCAGTTTGACTTGCTCTAAAATCTGCTGTACTTAGTTGTCTTTGTAAGTCTGCAATTTTATCATTTTTAGCTTCAACTTGTGCTTTTACTCCATCTAATTCTAATTGACATAGTTTATCAAGAATAGCTTGTGTATTAGAAGTTGCATTTGTAATAATATCTCTTGTATTATTAGCGTCAGCAAATCTTGTAGCATTTCCTTCATTTTGAATAATGTTTTGAGTTTGACAATTTGCTAATCTATTTTCACAGCAACAATCAGCAAATTGAGAACCTAATTGGTTGAATCCCTGTAACATTGCTGTTTGATTATTGAAGTTTTGGTTCATATTAGCCATTTGTCTAGCATTAGCTGCGGTTTCAGCATTAGCAAATCCAGAACTTACAGTTTGGTTCACTCCTGCGAATCCATTGCACAAACTTTGTTGAATATCTCCACAGCACCCACAAAGTTGTGTACTAATACCTTGTACAGAATTATTTAACCCTGTTAATTGATTTGCTAATTGTAATGTATTAAATCCATCGTTAGTGTTTTGCATTATTTCTTTTTGTCCGTTTGATAGCCAAGGATACATATTATCAGCACCTCCGCCGAAACCTCCGCCGAAGCCACCGTTGTTCCAGCCACCCATAGCAAAAATTAGAAATAATATTATCCACCAAGCTCCATTGTCGCCAAAACCTCCAAAACCACCATTGTTTCTGTCTTGGATTAAAGCTACATCAGAGGCAGATAAACCACCATTTCCATAATCCATAACTTTTCCCTCCTTTTTAAAATATTTATATTATTGCAATAATATCTATTTCAAGGTGTTTTTAAATTTATTAAATTCCGTATCGAAATCTAATCCACGTTGCTTACATATATTTCTCGCAAAAGTTTCAACACCTTTTGTGTCCCCATTTTGAGCCATAGTAATAACATTATTCAAAATAGGATTATTTATATTCATTTTGTTTAATATACCTTTGGGAGTTAGTCCTTGAAGCATATATTGTTTTATCATATTTATAGGATTCATAACTATTTCTCCTTTTTATATTTTAAGTCATCTGCAATGTCTTCTAACTTACGTTTTAGTGTTTTTACGTCTTCTTTTAAGTCTTTTATATCCTTACTGTTCACATTTTTAAGTTGGTCTTTTAAATCATCTCCTGTGATAAATTTACTATCCATATCTTTTAATTGTTTTTCTAAATCATTTTCGGTTATATATTTATTTTTATTTTCTTCATTTTCAATCATAGGTTTATATATAACTACTTTACTTGTACCGTCTTGTTGTAATTGTTTAGTTATAATAGCTGTACCATCTGTTAGTGGAAAATAACTAACACTTCCGTCATAAGGAATATCAGTAGCTTTTACAACATCTAAACTATCCACAACCTTCCCTTGTAGTCCAATGGAATTTTGTGGTTTATACTGATTTTGTCTAAATTGCTGTGTTTGTTGAAGTTGTTGATTATAGTTTAAATATGGATTAGTATAAGGATTGTATATATTATTGTAATTATAAGGTTCGTACATAATTATTACCTCCTATCTAAATTCATTTTATAGAAATAAAAAATAAAATGTCAGTCAGACAGAACAAAAAAAAATATGAGGATTTTTATATCCTCATATCTTACAATAAATTCTAATTGCAAACGCTACTTTATCTAATTTTTCAACTATTCTAGGATTATCCATATCCAGAAGTTCGCTGATTTCACTAAAAGTTTTCTCGTCCTTAAATCTATATTTATATACCAAATATTCAATACCGTCTAATTGCTCTAATTTCTTTTCAAATTCAATTAACTTATCATCAAATCTATTATATTTAACATATTCAGCTACGTCAGCATATTTACTAGGTGTGCCGTCTGTGTTCCATAAATACATATCTTTGATGTTTGACTTACCAGTCATTATAAAAGCACTAAATATTGCAAATAATATAGAAATAACTAAATCAACTTTTAATAAAACAAATATGCTAAGCATTATCAGCGTACTCCAAATCAAACACCTATACCAAGTTTTGAAATGTAGCGCTTTTCCAAATAACCCTCTACTAATCATAAATGTTAGCATTAGTACAACCACATATTTCATATCTAGTTTTAGAGCAACACCAGATAGAAATATAATTGCAGTTTCTGCTAAATTAAAAATTAGTGAGGGCAACAATCTTCCTATTCTGTTCATAATGCTTCTCTCCTATTCTCCATCTTCTGGACTATAAATCCAAAACCAACTATTCCAAGGTAGTTCCATACTAAATCACCTCCTCGTAAATAACATATATAAAATTCCTAAATTTATAATGTAAAACATTAAATTGAAAACAACTAAATTCAAACTTCTAAATGTAGTAGATTTCATTTTCTTTGGTACACCATCATTTCTATTCCATAATTTTTTATAAAGATTTTGTATTTTTGGTAATTTATCTTTGAATAAAATTAGTATCAAAAATAATACAATTCTATGTAAAATCACATATACCATAAAAACGTTCACAGTTTTCCACACAATTAAATATAAAATCGCACTTGTTACCATTAAAATAATACTTGCAATACCTAACGCAAAAATATCTATTATTTGGCACTTTTCTTTATAAAAAATTTTTAATAAACAATACATAGAGATAAAGAATATTATATGGCTAATATAGCTTTCTTTGAATACATTAAATAATAACACATATTCTATTATAATTATGCTAGCAAATAATATTCTTCTCTCTTTTAATTGCTTCGTGAATATCATAAACAACGCAAAATATATAGCTTCAGGTATTTGTCCCAATAATAATTGGTCTAATTTCATAAACAACACTCCTCTTGTCCGCTATTATACCAATTATTTATTTTAATGTCAAATATTTTTAATCTGTAGTTTTAGTATATTGTAATACTAAAAAACCGTTAATAGTTATATCCAACATATTAGTACCAATACCTAATTCTGTATAGGTATCAGTAACGTTATACAGTGTCATATCCCAATTAGCCCCTCCTCCAATATTACTTATAAGATGACCACGCACCTCGTTTTCTATTGTGTATAAACCAAATCTAGCATCAACCAAAGTATCAATGTTACGATTAGAATACGGTAATACTCTACGATTATTACTGTCTAATGATAGAGCTTGAATATCAGCTTTAGTAAAAGTTATAACTTGTTCATATATAGGTTTATTATCTACCCATATACCTATAACTTTTTCTGTAGAGCTATGCGTTTGTGATGGTTCTATACTATAATCTGTTCCATTTACTCTTATTTTATTTATACTAGGCATTTTCTTCTACCTCCTTCAAAACTCCATTTTCTACTTCTGCGTTTTGTATATCTAAAGTACCAATAACTGTTCCAGTAATCAATTTATATGGATTAGCATAAACATATGGAGCGCCCTCTATTATACAAAAGTCATAATCATCTACTGTTGTAGCATTATCCGTAATACCAAATCCATACACATCTTGTAAACTTAAAAATGAGATACCATATACTGGGCCTTTAACTGTATGATTTTCATAATCTATAATCAACTCTGCTGTTTGTAAGTTAACCGATATAAGTTGTTCGTTGTGATAAAAAGTGCCAGACAATTTGAATGGTTCACTCTCTGTAATGATATATTTATCATTATCATAAGTTATTCCTAAAACCTTAGTCCAAACACCAGATGAATGGTCATACATAATATCGCCATTATATAATAAATGAAGTCTTGATGGATATTCTATAGCTGTTGTGCCATCAGCAGCATAAGGATCTGCAATCTTAGTAACTGTTTTATTAGTTAAATCATAATAAGCAAAATTTGAATAATTGTCATAACTTGCAATAAATCCATTAGCATAAGGTAATGCCCAATGACTATCTGTAGTAACAGCTGTTGGATTGTTTTTTATATCAAAAAGTTGACCAACAAAAGTATCCGTATTACGATTATATGAATATAATCTAACACGATTTGCACCACTAGGAGCATAGAAAACTTCACAATATATATTAGTAGATGTAACATAAGCTGTAATATCAGCACAGGACGTTGTTTCACGCACTACAATAGTAGTATTTACATAAGGCTTGACAGTATCTGTACTTGGTTTTATAACACAAGCATATACTTTTGAAGTTGTAGTATTATTCATATTATAGCAAGCACCAAAAAACAACGTGTCATTATCAACTTTAAATAAACTACAATCCAACGCATATACACTTGATGGCACCGTACCACCATTATTAAAGTCATATATCAATGTAGATATAAGAGTATTTATATTTAATTTTTTAAGTCCATTAGCAGCGTCTATATAATACAAATAATCTCCGAATCTAGCATATTGATTAGCATATACATTTTCAATATGTAATAATATTTCTCTAGTCGTAGTGTCATATACATATATGTTCGCAGAGTATGTTCCACTACCACTAATATAATAATATTTTGTACCATCGCTATTAGGATAAATAGTAGTTGATGTATTAGCAACATAAATTATATCAGGTATATCAATCAAAATGTTTGAATCCATAGCGTTCGTCTTTTTAAAGAAACGAGTTTGTATACCGCTATTAAAATTTCGATATGATGATGCTAAAATATGTGTTGAAGATATACTATCACCTAAAACTTTATTAGTTAATGTTAATTTGTTCAAATTATCATAAATACTATTGTCACCTATAACTACTCCATTTTTACCATATCCAACCATATCTGGTAATAATTGATTTGAATTAGTAAGTGTTAATTGCGTTGAAGCAATTATGTATTTATTTTCATACTCTATTTCTGTTCCAGAACCGACTTTATACATTTGATAGTAAGAAGTATTAGAAACATACCAACGATAATATGTGCTACTATTCACTAACCCTAATAAATAATACGAATTAGCCGGTAAATCTAAAACTTTTCCATCTGTAACTACCCCAAGATTAACGACACTTACTACCACTTCAGTACGAGACATATTTGTCAAATCATAACTATAATACGTCACATCCGTTGGTGTTTGGGAAGAATTAAAGACTAAAGGCGCCCATCGATTATTATAAATATACATATTTTGATATTGTGTTGGCACAAAATAAGCTACACTTAAATCTTGTGATAAATATAAAAACCCACGAATACCTAAATCAATAATTTCTCGTAATTTATTCCCTACATTTTTTCCACAAAATATTGTTTCTCCAGAATAGAAAGTATCCATTCCAGGATTGTTTTGTGCTACCAAATCATAATTATTACTATTTTGTTCTCTTAATTTGAAACTATCTACAGGTTGGTTAAGTGCATATTCATATAAACCTTCAAACACCATTCCGCCTGATTGTAAAAATTGTAAAACATTAACATTAGCAGTAGATGATAGAGTTATCTCTGCGCCCAAATCATATGTGTCTGCACCGCTATCTGTTCTGGTATAAGTTATACCATCTGAACTTGTATATAAAATTTGATTAACGTCTGTTATAACGCTTCTATACATATCGGATATATAAAATTGTGAAGCAGTTAACCTACAAGATAAATATATTCTCGTAGACATATTACGTATAGTCAAAGACGCGGAGCTTGTTATAGCCGTATCAAATACCACTGTGTTAGGTGGTGTTATAGATGAAATTGTATCTCCAGGAGATGGTATTATTATATCATTCCTATATACAACAGCTAAATCACCTTCACTAGGATTTGGGTCTGCTTGCATAGCTTGTTCAGTTTCAAATAATTTCACGTCTCCACTTCCACCTTCTTGTGGTACATTAACTATTACAGTACCCAAACCGTCATAATTTTGGTCGGCGGTATATGAACCATTTTCCGTAATAGTTTTATTTTGCAAAACTGGACTAACGCTTACACTAATGTTCACATTTGATAAAGCGTCAAATTCTTGGTCTGGTAATAAATTATAATTACCATTTTGTGTTATATTTAATGTTTTTGATTGATAATTTCCTCCAGTTTCAATACTCAAAATTTCAGTATCAAACTCAGAAGCGGGGATAGGAGTATTATCCCCTGTCTTCTGTTTTATAGCACTTGAAACGTCAGTAAGAAAATTAGTTAAATTATTCACTCTCGCCATTAGGCATCACCTCCATCCGAACTAGAACCTTCATAGGTACCTGTTACTCCAAGAATTGTCACACCTTTTTTGATGTTCTCGGGTTTTAGTTTAGAACGTTTTTCGTTTTCAATTTCAATCAATTTTTCCAACAGTTCACCTAACATCTATTCCACCTCCCTAAGACCATATTTTAGGATTAGACTCTGACAAAACACTATCATTTCTTCGGGAGTTATTCCCAATTCGGTTAACCCAATAGGTTCTTTTTTCATCTCTTTTTTACATACTGATTTTATAATGTTAATGTTTGGATTGAAGGATAAAAACATACCTTCATAATAATTGTCCCCCTGTTGGGTTGACATTGTACCAGATAACTTTCGATCATTTATCATTATGTCATTATTATCTCCAGAAAGACGAATTCCTTTTCTCGAGAAATAGAAATTTATTTCTTGCATAATGTCCATCATTAGACTTTTATCGCTCACCCAAGTAAAACCTAAATCTTTCGGAAAATATAAACCAACCCCGCCAACGTGTTTACTGTGAATTACTAAATAATTATCAGGATTGTTAAACTCCGAAGTGTCCGTAACAGCTATATATGGTTGGTCGCTCATATTTTGACACAATAAACCATCTCCAGATTTTGCCATTTTTAATTTATCTTCATAAAATTTCATATCAAACATATTTTAACTCACCCCCAATATTGAATCAGCTAAAGTTATACACATATCCAAGTCTGGCTTTCTGATTTCTTGTAAAGATAGACTAACAACTGGATGTTGACAAAAACCATAAGAATCGTCAAAGCTATGATTTTCCACAAATCTATTACTACTATCAATAAACACTACATTAGGTAAAGAGTTAATAAGTGAACTCAACTGTTTTACTCCATCAGAAGTAGTACAATTGATATATAAATATTTGTAATCTTCCAAAATTGGTAAATCAATAATGTAAGCATAATCAGTAATGTTATTAGCCGAAATAACGATTGGAATACCACTACCACTGATTGGTACTTGAGTTACTTCTAAGGTAGACTTATCTATCACTCGATAATACCCACTGTCAGTTGTTGCTGTTGTTAAACTGACATAAGCAAACAACGAATTTGTATCGGTTCGATAACCAATTTTTACACCTACATAGATATAATCTCCAATGTCTAATAGCCTATCAGCCTGAGCACTGATATTTGTAACCCAGTCCAGATTAAATGTATATGGATTTTTTTGTGGAAAGATGTCAATAATCTCACCATTCTCTGCATAAATACAACTCAAAAGATTATACGGATAGAAAGTTGTAATGGTGTCACTAGAACCTCTAACTCCTCGATATTGGTAATAGTTTTGTATAATATCACTATTTTTATAAGCTAAAAACTTAGACATCAATGAAAAATCGCCCCAATGGCTAGATAATAAATTAAATAAAGTTGCACTATTTGCTTGACTAGCTGAAATACTTAAAACTTTTATTCCACCTTTAGGGTCTGTGGTATCATAGTTTAAATCACTTCCCTTATCGAATTGATATGTCAACCCATCTTGACTAACCCAATGAATTATACGGTTAGACGTCAACGCTCCATAACCATAAGGTAATTGTATTGTTGCCTCGGTTGGAGTAATTTGAAGTTTTACAGTATAAGTATTGGTTTTATTACCATTCTGCGTAGTCCAAGACTCTGAGGCATCAACGTTAACGGGTTCATCTAACACAACTGTATCATTGACTGAAACTATACACCAATCAATATTTGAATTTCTAATCCAAATCTGAGGATGAAAAGGTACACTTTCAACATCAGTAACTATTGCAATGTCTCCTGGGTTGTAATCATTCTTAGCTTGTGCCTCAGCAAGAGTAGCAAATTTATAAATATTCGATGTACTTGGAACATTAACATTGACTGTACCAAGTCCAGTATAGCCACTGTCTGCTGTATAGGTCCCATTTTGAGTGATAGTTTTGTCTTGATTATTTATTGTACCGCCACCACCAGTACCTTCTATACCTAAGACAGTATTACCAGAAACAATTTTTCCAGCAGTTAAACCTATGGCAGACGCAACATCTACATAAGGCATTGATATTTGCGCTTTATTTGTACTATCTATAACATAACTACTACCATTATCGACTACTTTTGATGTTGCAACAACACTTTGCGCTCTTGGTGAATCTTGTATTGTTGTATCTCTACCAATAGGTATTAAATATTGTGTATTTCTACGTTCCGAGATAGTTCCAGTAATTTTTTGTCCATTAACATAAGCTGTTTTATTTTCAACAATATCATTGGCTGTAGCAGTAGCGTCTGATGTGTCAACAGTTGGTACATTTATATTTAATGTGACTGTATCAAATCCATCATAACCACTATCTGGCAACAACTGTATATTAGTATTTTGTGTAAAATTATAAGTTTTTGATTGTAATTGTTTTTCTGGCACAGCAACAGTTAATTCTAATTCATCAATTGCGTCATATCCTGAACTAGGAGTAATTGTTTGTGTACCATTTGCAGAAATATTCAACACTCTTTGTTCATACGTACCTTGTGAAGGAAGGGCTAATATCTCTGTATCAAAGCTAGCTGCTGGAATAGCAGTCTCTGAACCTTTTTTAGTTTTAATCGCACTCGCTACGTCTGTTAAAAAATTATTCAAATTATTTACTCGAGCCATTTCGCTCCTCCTTTCTAATAACTTCTATTCAAAGCATTTGTGATTGACGTTTGTATTGCTGTATCTGTGTACTGATTAGCAGTTGACACCGCACTCGTTCCAACACCGTCAGCGTAGTCTTTGGCGTTACTTTCAGCTGTACCAGCAACTGTATCAGCATAATCTTTAGCGTTTTGTTCAGCAGTAGAAGCCTGCCCTTCTGCGTAAGTTTTAGCAGAATTTAGAGTTAACACACCAGCCGCTTCGATTGCATTCATCATTTCTTGAGTAGTTGAATAATTTGAAATATCAAATTCAACCATACCTACTGGGTCCCATTTTGTACCAGTCCAATGATATTCTACAAAACCACCTTTTCCGTCAGGTACTAAATAAATTTTTTGAATATTACCTTCTTGAGGAAGTTCATCTACTATTACATATATAGAAGTATCTACCATACTAGCAATGATTTCATTTAATGTTGAATAAGTACCATCTGGGTTTAACCATTTATTAGGTAGGGCGGGTTTTGAATCCCACGCGCTATCAGGATTTACTACTGTATTTCCTTGTATATCTGTAACAGAACCATCTGCTTGCAACAATTTATTAGGTAGTCCTTTTTTACTATCAAATATATATGTTGCGTCATTTCCTTTTTTAGCCATTTGCATTTTCTCCTTTCTTAATATTATTTATTTCTTCTTGAAGACGTTGATTTTCGTCCTCTAATCTTTTATTTTCTTCTTCTAATTCATTTATTTTTATTTTTAATTTTTGGGTTTCTTTTTCTAGGTTTAATTTTTCTGTTTTTAATTTATAGTTTTCTTGTTCAAGATTTGCTACACGTTCTTCAAGTTTAGACATTCTTTCATTCATTCTTTGGTCTATCTCTAATAAGCTCTTTATGTTTGTACTAGTAGCTTCAGCATTAACTTTTCTTTTTTCTGTTAATGACTTCACAATCGCTCCTATGACACCTCCACCAAGTAATGAACCTACCATTGTAGCAACAACTCCCCAGTCTATTCCCATATTTTCACCTCCCTGGTTTATTAAATTATATAGCGTCTGTTAGTGATTTGTTGGTGCATTAACTTAACCCAATCATTATAGACGTTTTGTTGACCTAACTCTGATTGAGAGCCTAATCCTTCCGCTCCCCTATTCAAATATGCTACGCAAGAACACTTAACGATTACTGGCCAGCAATCATTCATCACTTCTGTTAATTGTTCTTCTTTAAATCTATTTGTCCATTGAGCAGCTTCTCTAATTACCATAGAGCATACATCTTCTAAATCAGTAGGCACTTCTTCTGTCTCTAATTCCCCAGTTTCTTCATTTACCGTTGTGATTTCGTCTAATTCAGCCTCAGTAATCTCAGCTATCTCTGGCTCACGATAGTTTTTACCTAGCATAAGTTTTGTTTTTTCCACTATTTTTTCAAATGTCATATCTGGTATTTCTGCCATTTGCTAGCCTCCTTCTTAAAAAATATAGACCGGTCGAAATCGTTTTTCAACCAGTCTACTAACCATATTACTTGTTCATATGATTTCCACCTATGAATAGTATAATATATTTCTTGTCTGATTACAAGTGGAGTACAAGTTTTATTTTCCTGTACTACCAAATCCTCCAGCTCTTATAGCCGTAGGGTTAGAAGAATAATCATTTTCAACTTTAATAAATTTTTGTATAATTCCTTGACCAATTTTGTCACCTTTTTTAATAAAACTTCCTGTTTCATTTAATGAACTAAATGCAAAACATATTTCTCCGTCATTATCTGGATTACCATAATAGTCACTATCCACTATACCCACACCATTCATCAAAATTAACTCTTTTTTCTTAGGGTTAGACGAACGATTACACAACATTAAAAATTCGTCTTCAGCAAGTTTTATTTTTATACCAGTTTTAACATATGTGATAGCACCTTTACCTGGTATTAGCATATCCTCTAGTGCATAAAAATCATACCCAGCACTAAACTTTGTGCTTCTTTCTGGTAATTTAATATCTTCTTCTATTCTGTTCACTTTTTCAAATTTCGCCATTATCTTTCTACTCCTTTTTTATTTTCTTGCTTATGATTATAGTCACGTCTAATTAAATCTTCAATCGCAGAATATTCTGCTTGCAATTTATTGATTTGTGCAAGAATTTCCGCTCTACGGTCTAATAAAATCCTCACACTTTTATCTTTTACTAACTCATTCCCCATTTGACTGCTCCTCTTTTAATAATTTTACACCACAATTAAATAAATTATTATATGTTTCATTTTTTTCTTGAGCAATTTCTTCGGTGTATTCAGTTAAATCTATTATTTTTTCATTTTTTAATTCCTGTACTATCATATGTCTAGTCTCGTGTTTAACTATTTCATATAGCATATTCATATGATACAAATTAGCCGATATATCTATATAATAAGTGTCATTCCATTCGTGAAACGTGCCTAATAAGACCGTTTCCTGTCCTCCTTTGTGAGCTTTGAAACTATCCTCGTGTTGATATTTCACGAAGCGGTAACTAATAGGTTTATTTATAGTTATACCTAATGAATTTACATAGCTTTCTGATATTTCCTTAATAGAAGTCTCGTCTATACTTTGTACTTTCATATAGATACTCGTAGTCGGGTCAATTATATAAGTTATAACTATGGTGAAAACTAACACAACTAAGAGTACACTTGCTATCCAAAACATAGTTTGTCCTCCTAAAAACCATTGCCATTTTATCCTCATTATTATTCCTCCAATGGTCGATTAGTTAATAAAAATATAAAGGCGGGGTCTCCGCCTTTAGACTAGACCTTTTGACAGTCTCTTATATTGACAGCCGAAGTAACTGCGTTTCCTTTACCGATAACAACTCTATCGCCAGAAACTTCAATTACGTCGAACGTGTCGTTGTGTGTCCAACTCGCTAATTTCATACCTGAGTATGAGCGAGTACCTGTAAATCTTACTCTATCTCCTTTTTTAATAGTTTGAGATGAGCCTCCTCCTAGGATTTGATTTACTCTATCTTGTACTTCGTCGTATCTATCGCCTAATACAATGCGTCTAATTGGGTTGTCCCCGTATTTACGTTCATCTATCACTTCGTGTGCTAAAGTATCAACAGAAGCGTTGTGAATATGATTTATAAAGTCTTGTACTTCGTCATAACGACTTCCTAGAGCCTTTTTTCTTATATCTCCGTCACCATATCTTCCTTCCATTACTCCTGCTACTAAGTTTAATGTGCTACCACTTGGAGCTGGGTCTGGAGTAGGCTCTGGAGTAGGAGCAGGTGGTGTTGGTTGACCTCCGTCTTTAGGATTTGGAAAATCGTGATATGCGTAGTTTGTATCTAATCTTCCTGAATAGCCATTGAATTTTCCATCTGAAGTGAATTGCCATATTGACCAACCTGTTTGTTCATCTGGAGATATACTCAAACCTCTTTGTTTTCCACCAGAAGTAGGCCACATTGCTACCCATTTATCAAAACGAGATAGTTTATCACCCGCTAACTGATTTCTAAACCAAGATAATGAAGCATATATACCAGAATAATATCCAGCATTTTCAACTTTTTCACAAAATTCATAACACATTTTTTGTAAAGTCATATCAGAAGGCATACCATTTCTCTTTTTATAACCGTCAGCGTCTTCCATATCAAACCAGCAACCCATTGTAGGGTGGTAAGGAGCGATAGCATTCAAGAAATGGTCAGCCTCAGTTTGTGCACCCGATACATTTAGCGCATATGAATACCAATAGAAACCATAAGGAAGTCCTAATTGTTCACACAATTCGGCATTTCTTTTGAATTTTGAATCTATACTACCAGATACACCGTATCCAACACGTATGATTACAAAATCAATCTGGTCTCTCAAAGCTCTAAGGTCTATATTCCCTTGATGAGCAGATATATCAATACCTCTTTTAGCCATTCTCTTGCACCTCCTCCTCTTTAGGGACTATTTCGTTAGCCTCGTAATCCCTTTTTAACTCAGCGTCACCTTGTTTTATTTCTTCTTTTTTGTTATTTCTTACTTTCACTGTGTTTTCCTCCTTCCAACATAGTTTTTATATCTGTTGCTACCGGAGAAGCTATTTCATATATACCAATCGCACTTGCTAGTAATATGAATATATTAAATATACCAGA